GAACGAATTGAACCGCGCCTGTCGCCTCGCGTCACGCGAGAGCCCCAACGCCGGATCGTTCCACCAGTCGTTCCAATCCTTCGTCGGGCCCTGGCCCCAGAACTCACTGTCGCCAGGGACGAAGTCAGCATCATCTCCACCTCCACCTCCGCCTCCGCCGCCACCGCCGCCCTTGCCCGACTTCGAACCGGTGAGGTCGTCGAACGTCGTGCCCGGCGGAGGGATCTCCGGGAACAGCTTCAGCAGCTCGGTGTGGAGCTCGGCGTCGGTCGGGGGGTTATCCCAAATCGGGCCGGTGTAGTTCCCGCCGCCGAACTGAAGTCCGTACCCGCCCTGGCCGCCGACCATCTCGTACGAGGGGCGTCCTGTGTCCGGAGGCGTCCCAAACGGCGCCGCCGAGTCCTGGCCGAAGATGCCTGGATTGAAGAGCCCACCCAGGAACGCGATCGCGTTCGGATCGATATCGCCGAGCTGCGAGAGGCCGCCGAGAAGCGGAGACAACTGGAGCTGGCTCGAGTCGCCCTCGGTCTGCTGGTACGGGCCCCACAGCGACGGGTTGAAGAACCCACCGCCGGGCCACTGCTGGATCTGGTGCTGGCCCTTGTTGAACGCCAGGTCCTCGGCCCCAGGCTGCGTCTTCAGATCCGGCCAGTCGACCTGCGGGTCCTGCTGCTGGCTCGTCGGCGGCAACGTCTCGTCGAGCGCCTCCCCCGAATTCAGATCGACAGCTCCAAGGGCCTGGCCGTTCGGAGCTGTCGGCGCACCTGTGTTCCCGGCGATGATCTCGTCGATCGTCTGTCCGAGCGATCCGCCCGACACCGTCTTCGTCGGGTCGGTCGCGATGCGCTCCTGGAGGTACGTCAGGATGTCCTCGACCAGGGGCGGAGGATTCGACGCGACCTGGCTGATCAGATCCCACGGCGGCTCGTAGGCCATTAGAAGAACCCTCCAGTCGATGGCTTGCGTCGCCCTCCCATGGTTCCTTCTCCGGATCCGCTACCCTTGCTCATTTCCGGCTGCAATTGGTCGAATGACGTACCGTGCGTCCAGGGCGCCGGTTGTCGCGTCGAGCCATGTTCCTCAGACTGCTGATACCCCGTCGCCTGAATGATCGGCGCGAGGCCCTGCGCGAGATAACGAAGGTTGTTCTCCAGATACTCCCACTTGTTCAGATCATTCTGGTAACCGGTCATCGCGTTCTGGAAGTTCACCTGGTCCTGCTGCGCGCCCATCTGCATCAAAGCGTTGATGTCGATGTAGTCCGCGGCACGAAGAGACGGCAGGTACGGGAGAATCGAGGCGCCGCGCTGGAGCTGCGAATTCGCCGCGCTGATCTGGTTCCCCCGCTCCCCTCCCAGGAGGTTGTTAAAGCCGGCGCGCTCGGCAAGCGTCATTGCCTGTCGACGATCCATCATGCCCTCGCTGGCCTGGTACTGCCTCGCAAGCTCGTCGGAGAGCATCCCCTGCGAGAAACCGCGCTCGCGGTTGAGCGCGTTCTCCTGGTGCCCGCGCTCGGTCTCGTACGACTGGCCGTACATCTGCGCGGCCAGGTCGGAGAGGTTCCGCCCGAAGTCATACCGCTGCTGCGCCTGGAGGTTCTGATGCGCCGAGCCGCCGAACGAGCCGGCCTGCGCGAACATCGCGTCGGTCTGCGGCGCGACACCGTCGCGATACGCATCTGCCATCGCCGACGACGCGGCGCGGAACTGATCGTCGATGAACGGGTTCCCATTAAGCATCGCGCCCGAAGCCGTCGCCATCGAAGCATCACGGGCCGTGTTCGCGAGCGCGCCGTACTGCGTGTCGTACGCGCCCTGGCGAGACATCGCCCGATCGCCCATCAGCATGTTGTAGATGTTGTCCTGCGCCCGATTCGCCGTGTGGCCGTAGAGCGAGTCGAGCATCGACTGCCGGGAGAAACGCTGCGGCGAGCCAGCCAGCTCCTCCAGGAGCCCAGTCCGGGTGGCACCCGCGAGCGGACCACCCATCGTGTAGGCCATCTGCTGCTCGGCCAGGTTGTTCATCGGGCCCGAGAGCTGCGAGGTCGCGTAGTCCTCCGCCGGCTGCGAATAGGGATTGCCCCCTTTCGCTTGCTCGATGCCCATGCCCATGGCGGCGCCAGTCGTGTCACCGAACTGGAACTCAGGCAGATCCGGCCCCTGGTACTCGCGCGGGTCCCCCAGCTCAAAGTGCCAGCGCCCGTCTGGGCCAATACCGTGAGTCGTCCCAGGTGCATAGAACTGGAACCACTCCTCTAGCATCCCGTACGTCTGCGGGTGCAGCCAGAAGGGCACATCGCGACGCGTCGTGCTGTCTGAACTTGGGGTCCCGGGCTTGCCCATCTCTCACCTCAGAGCTTCTTGACGAAGACATGCTCCATTAGCTCGTACCCCAGTTTCGGGGCGATCTTCATCCACCCCTTCCTCGACGTGTGGAAGGAAATGTAGTCCACTTTCGCCCGCCGCGCCATCTCCTCGACGAACGGGATCGTGGCCTCGACGGCACCGTCGATCAGCCCGTACCCCAGCCACATCAGGAGCTGACGCTTGCCGGAGTACCGATCGCGGTCGTGGCCCAGGATGACGAAGCCCGCGTAGGTGTCGTCCTTCAAGAAGGTCATCACCAGGGCGTTCGAATTGTCCATGAGGCCCGCGTACACGTCCTCCGGAACGAACGAAACGTGCCCCGTTTTCTCGATCACCTTCTCGATGCCGCCCCGCACGAGCGGCCAGTAAGCTCGCACCTTGGAGAGCGGAATCAGGAATGACTTAAACTCCTCCGGGGCTAGTAGCCCACGGGACGCCAGGTCGTCCCCTCGTAAACGAGGGCCAGCGCGTGATTCTGCGTCAGAGTCTTCGGGCTCGACGGAAGGGTGATGTTCCCCGACGTGTCCATCGCCACCGTTGCCGTTGAGGGAAGAAGGATCAGGAGCCCCGTGTGCGTCGGCGTGTTCTCCGCCGTCCCCAAGATGTCCACTCCCGTCCGGTACGGCGTGTTGATCGTCGTCAGCGTGTTCGTGCCCGCGCTCGTCACCGGATGGATGAAGTGCGTCGGTGCGATCGTCGTCTTTGTCGCCGTCACGTCGTCGACGAGGTCGTCGTTGCTGTCGTCCAGGTCGATCTCCGGACCCACCCCTTGAACGCTTACGTTGAGGAGGGTCTGCACTTGCGTCGACCAAAGGAGAAGCTCCCTCTGTAGATTCACTAGCTCCGGACTCGAGTCCGGGGGTAAGATCGGTAGCCGTAGCGGCTCCAGCGGAAAGTTCATGCTTCACCTGTCTCCTCCTCGTATTCGAGGTCGTATCCGATCAACTCCAGGTCCGCGTTGAGCTCGATCTTCGGGCTCGTGTACTTCCCGTCGGTTTGGATGTCGAACCACCCCGTGTTTTCGTTCCAGTCCCTGCTGTCTGCCAGCCTTTCTGCCCCGCCAAGAATCTCTTTGACGTATACCATCACCTCAGTGCTCGCCGCTGCATTGGGAGCGATCGAGAAAATGGGTCGAATCTGTCGTACCGTTCGGTCGTGAATTCCGTCACCCCACCAGCCGCCGCGGACGTAGCAGTCCGCTTCCGCAGCACCCGTGTGGGCGTAGAGCTTGTCGTCGGTCGCGTCGAACGTCGCCTGCTGGATGCTCGCACCGCCAGCGAACTGCGCCGATGTCCAGGAGACCGTGTCGGCCGCGCCCCAGGTCGAGTAGAGGTTCGCGTACTCGTCGTAAGTGATACCCGGCTGATCGCCGTACTCTGGCGTCATCACGGCGGCGACGTTGCACTTCCCGTACGTCCACCGCGACGACCCGACGCTCCAGGCCACCCACCGATCAAGCGTCACCTCATCATCATTGTCGACGTTGCCGGCGGACGACGGGTAGTACCAGAAGATGACGTTCGTCTCCCGGTCCCACCGGGACGCGATCGCGTAGCCATGATCCTTGTCCAGGTCCCCGCGTTCGAAGATGAACTCGCGCAGCGGCGACTGCAACGCGCGCGGTGGCCCAGAGCCATCGTACATGTAAAAGTCGTCGAAGCCCATGAAGTAGTGGATGCCGCCTGCGTTCACGACAGCCTCGTTGCCGAAAGCACCAGCCGACTGAGAAAGCAGGTTCGGGCGCCAGATGAGAGGCGGTCCAGTGAACTCCATGAGATACGTCGCGCGCTGCTTGTAGATGACGAAGTTTCGTCCAAGCGGATGCAGCCCCGTGATCGGGCCCGGTGTGTCCAAGAGCCGACTATTCGCCGACTGCGACGACGGGCTTGGCGTCCAATTGGAATCGTTATTCAGCGCGGAGCACCACCAGGTCACCTCATCCACGCCGCTCGATGGCTTGATGTTCGCCATCATGACGAAGCCGTTGGCCGTACCGACGTAGTGCGCGATCGGCGGCGTGCCGGCGAGCTGCGCAAAGTTCGTGCCCGCTCTCGTGATGTACTGCGGGTCGTTGTTCCCGTTCACGGCGATCGTATTGTCGCCGAACTGGGCGAAGCGCCAGCGATGGTTGGTTGCGACGTTGTAGTCGCCGCCCGTTGTCCGCGTCACGTCGCCCCAGGTCTTCGTCGAACTGTTCGCCTCGTAGAGCTTCGTGTCGGTGCCGGCGAACACACGACTCGAGCCGTCCAGGAACTGCGCGTAGTAGCCGCCCTTACAGAAGCCGGTCGCGAGCGCGGGCATGGCCTCCTGGAGCGCAGGAAGGGTTCGGAAGCCCTTGGCTGTCGGGTAGACGTTGTTCATGTCGATGAGCATCGACGGCGAGTCGGGCCGGAGATCCGGCGCAAACGTCTCGAAATCGACCCTCTCGAATCTCGACCCTATAGCCATGGGCGAACTTCGACGCCCTGGAGGTGCATGGCCTCCGTCCGCGCGCGGAGTCGACTGTACTCCGTCTGCGCAAGCGCCTCCTCCTCCTTCGCCTTGTCGTACTGGCGAAGCACGTCAGCGAAAATGATTGCTTTCGAGTACCGCCGGATCAGCGCCTCGCCCTCGACCATCCAGAAGTTTCCGGTCGTAGTGTCGCTCGCGGGTGCCGCGAGGTTTGCAATGTACCGCTGGTAGATCTTGTACGACGCGTCCTGCGATCGCGGCCAGATGTCCATCGAGCGCGCGCCCGTGTCGTTGTCGGTCCAGAAGGCGTACAGGTACGGCCTAGTCGACTCCGGATCCGCCGCGTTCGTGTCGAGGTTGTCGATTACCTCGATCGTCGTGCGCTGCATCGGCTGGATCGTCGACTCGTACTGGATGACCGTGCTGCGCTCCGAGACGAAGTCAGACGGGATCGCGTACGTGCGCTGGTCGACGACGAGGGTGTACTCCTTCCGCCGCTCGCACTCGACGAAACCTTCGTCCTTAAAGTGCTGAATGGCAGAAGCGATCGCGTTTGCGATCGCCGTGTCCTTGTCCGTTCGCCGAAGCTCGTCGGCGATACGGGTCTTCATTGTTCCTTGCGTGGACATGAAGATCGACAGGGGTACGCGCGCACCGGGGCTGAGACGCGCGCACCCCCATCTGAGCTAGCGCCAGGCGCCAGCCTGCCTACTTCTGTTTCGAAGTCCCGTAAGGGTTCTCGGCGTGGTTGCCGACCTCGCCAGCCCCGGGCTCGCACTCCGTTTTGAACGTCTGCGTGGCGTTCTTTCCGGTGATTGAGTTCGGAGCGGGCTTCGACTCGAAACCGCCCTTCGAAGGATTGAGCTTTTCGCCCATGTCTCTCTCCCTTCAGTCACCAGCCCCTAAGAGGCCGGTGCAGTCTCCTGGTACTGCTCCTGCATCGAGTACCGGCAGTAGCCCTTGATGGTGCCAGAGGTCGCGTCCGAAGCCGCGTCCACCGTCATGCGGAGCGTCACCTCGTCGGTGACATTGCCCGCGCCCGTGTCGACGTTGTGCCACGGAAGCGCGGCATCGGCGAGGTCGGCGTTCGTCACCTGACCGGCGCTGCGGCCGGTCTGCAGATTCGACGCAAACTGCGTCGCCGATTCGTCCGTCCCGAGATCGAACTGCCACGTCGTTCCCGTGTCGATGTCCGGGATGTCGAGGAAGATGTCCGACACCTTCGCGAACGCCGGAATCTTGCAAAGCTCGATGATGTCCGACGCCGCGAACGCAGCCGTGATCGTCACCTCGAAAAAGACGGTGATGTCCTGGGCCGGAAGCGTGATCGCGGGCCGACCCTCGGAGATCTTGTCGCTGTTGTAGGTAGCCACTTAGCTGTCCTCCTTGTCTACCGTGATCAGACGCCCGGCGAAACGCTGGAGACGACGATGCTGCCGAAGTCGTTCCCGTTGAACCGAGTCTTCTTCATGCCCCAGACGAGAGCAGCGCTAATGCCAAGCTGATTCTCGTAATCGCGAAGCACCTCTACCCACTTGAATCGGATGTTGCCGCCCGTGTAGCCGTAGGACCGGCCGAAGGCGATCGCACCCGCCTGGGCGCCGACGAAGATCGAACGCGCGATGTCGGTCGTGCCCGCCGCCGCGGCACCGAGATCGGTGTTCGTGTTCGCACCGATCTGCGCGTTGCTCCCGAAGGGGCAGCGCACGGCGTCGTGCAGGATCGTGTTGTTGTACATGCCCAGCGCCCCGGTGAAGATCGGGTTCTTGGACACGAGGCCGCCGGTCATGGCCGCCTTCTGAATGTCGAGCCACTGGCCGCTCGTGCTGTTCTGACGCAGCTGGAGGACCTGGTGGGGGTGAACGAACTGCGCGTAGCAGGTCATTCCGTTGAGCTTGATCGGCCTAATGGCCGGGCTCAGCGTGCGAGCCTTCACGACCGCGCGGTCGATGAGCTCAAGTCGGAACGGCGCCTCCTTGTTGGACGCACTGACGTGACCGCCGATGGTGGCCTCGTTCGTTCCGGCACCGACGTACGCGCCGTCGGTGAAGCGGTCGGCGATCAGGTGACGCGAGTTGCCCGCCGTCGTCGACGGAGCATTCGTGCCCTGGAGGCCGGTGTAGTTGATCAGCGACTGACCGGTGTTCCCGCCCAGCTGGTTGAACATCGACGTGTCGATCCGGCCGGTCCACCAGTCGCCAAGACCGCTCTCGCCCTCGGCGCGAACCGAGAACGGAACCCTCTGTTGACTGACCGAACCGACCACCTTCACCGCGTGGCGAAGCTGATCGATGATGATCGAATCGGTGTGCCGGGTGAGGGACTCCTCGTTCCCCTCCAGCGTGGCGTCTCCGGTGACACCAGGACCGTTGAGCTGCATCCGCAGCCCGTAGGTGATCTTGGCGCCGGCCGATGCCGACAGCTCGTCGCGCACCTGGATGACCGAGTCCGGGGTGTCACCCACGAACTTCATCATCTCGGTGGCCTTCAGGGCCTCGTTGTAGAGCTTCCGCCCCCAGACTTCGACTGCGAGCGGATCATTCAAAGGAAAGATGGTATCTGCCACAATGTCCTCCTAGACGTAGTTGGATTGTTTCAGGCTCACGCCCTCTGCAACCCCAACAACGCCGGGATCATGGCTCGACAGGCTTTCCCTGGGCCCCTGCTGCCCCCGGCCATACTCGCGTGACCGGCTCGCGACTTTCGACGAGAGTGTACCGGCGATCTACTTCCCGAGCAAATGGTCGACGAGGGCCGGATCGAGACGCGCAAATTCGCCCTCCGGCATGTTCCGGAGGTCCTCCAACGTGAGCGGCCCATCGTTCGTCATCGCCGTGCCGGCGCCCGTCCGCGCCTGCGCCTGGCCTTGACGAGCCATCGCTGCACGGTCGGCGGCCGAGAGCGCCGGCTGCTGCGGCTGAACCGGTGTCTGCTGCGCCTGCTGCTGCGTCGGGAACTGTCCCTGTACGGCCTGCTGATGCGGATCGGCCGGCGGAGTGCCCGGAGCCACGTACCCCATCTGCTGAGCAATCTGGTAGACCCTCTCCGCCGGGTTGTGCTTCCAGCCGACGAACTGCCCCTGGTCGTTCTTCTGGATCGCCTGGTTCACGATGAGGAGCCGCTCGTTCTCCAGCATCGCGTTCGCCTCCTGCTCGTTCATCCCCGTGAGCATCCACTGCTCTTTCTTCTGGGCGATGACGTAGTCAGCTGCCTGGCGGTAGTCGGGCTGCTGCTGCGAGAATGAGTTCTCGAAATCGCGCGACTGCTGGAGGATCCGATCGGCCTCGATGCGCTGCATCGCCTGCTGGTTCAGCTGCGCCTGGGCGCCGTTGACCTGACTCTGCTCCTCGCGGAGCCGATGAATCTCGGCCTCGAGCTGGTCGTTTCGCCACGCCTGGAACCCAACGGGGTCCTGCTCCGGGTCCGGAGCCTCTGGCACCGGCTCCTGGTACTGCTGCTGCTGAGCAGCGGCGACCTGCTGCTGAGCTTCATGGAAGCCCTGCAGGCGGCCGGCGAGCGCGGCCTCGCGCTGCTTGTACTCTTCCAGCTGCTGCTGAAACGCCTGGCGCTTGTGACGCTCCTCCTCCAGGGCACGAAGCGGAACGCGTGTCTGGTTCGGGTCGGGCGGCTGCAGCTCGGCCTGTCCCTCCGGCACCTGCCCCTGGTCGGAGACCTGATCGTTGCCGAAGAGCGCCTGCTCCTGCGGGCTCAGCCCGCCCTGCTCCGCCTCTTCTGCCGCCGCCACCTGCTCCCGAAACACGTCATTCATCGCCATCGTCGTTGCCCCTTTCGATCGCTTTCCAGATCAGCGATCCCACTAAGATTCCTGGACCCAGCCAAGGAATACCCACCGAAGCCCCTGCCCCGATAATCATTTCCGGGTTATCCTTCACCCAAGAAAACCCATGACTTGCAACGTCAGTAGCTGCCGTAGCTACGACACCAAGCCAGACCCCAAGAGTCGTAAGTTTCACTACCTAAAGACTCAGCGAGAAATCGAAACAGGCGCACTCGTCACGGAACGCAAGACGATGTTGATTACGGCCAGGAGGGCCGTCTGCCCCTCCGCCGTGAGAATTTCGACATGCTCGCCTGTGACCCCCTGGACAACAATCCCAACTACCGACAAGAGATTCACCCACATCGTCTTCGACTGCCACCAGATCTTTGGATCGTTCATGGTCTCCTCCTGAAAATGTAAGAGTACCGCAGCTTATGGAAGAAAAGTATGACGCTATGGGCTGCCTTTTTCCACAAAGGATCTTCTGCAGGATCCCTTGGAAGCCATAGATGACGAAAGCGACCCTTCTTCTTAGTCACTTCTCTGAATACCCATTGCGACGAAGAACGCCTTCTATCCGAGCAATCGCCCGGCTGTTCTCTTTATTCTCCCTCTCCAATTCATCCATTCGAGAGGAAATCGACGAGGCGAGAGTTGTAACCTCCCGTAAAGTCAAATGTATCTGGGTCATGGTGTTCCGCAAATCATGAAGATTGTTCGTGATCCGGTTCCACTCCTTTTTCGTAAAAAAAAGGAAAACAGATGCAGTACTGATAGTGATGGCAAACAACCCTTCCGCCAAAATAAGCAGATACTGCGTCGAGTCGTTTGCCATGCCATACCCTGAATCATTCGATCCTAGAACCGCTCACTCCGCGTCTGTCCCGCACTGCTCAGGCAGCCACTTCTTATCAACCTTGCGTTTACCAGCCATTATCCACCTCACCACCCAAGGGAAATAAGCTAAGGACCAACGAAAAAAGATACAGGAGTCGCCGTCGGAGTGGGACTTGCCGCAGGAGTAGGGGTCGCCGTCGGCTCAGGAGTCGCCGCAGGAGTAGGAGTCGCCGTCGGCTCAGGAGTCGCCGCAGGAGTAGGAGTCGCCGTCGG